CGGCTTCCAAAGAAGTCTCGTTCAGGTCAACTTGCACAGCGGGGGTGTTGCTGTTTGTACCACCAGAAACCAAGGGGTGATCGGTAGCGAACAGGGCCTTGCCGTCGCCACCGGGGTAGCTGGCAGAGAAGCCGTTGTTCAGAACCGTAGCAGCCTTGACTTGCTTGGTGTAAGCCATAGCGCGAGCCAGAGCCTTGGTGTAACGAGCAGACAAGCTGTCGTACAAGTTATCTTCGATCGCCTCTTCAGTGATCGAGAAACCCAAAGCGATGGTTTCGTGCGTATAGCGGGTAGACCATGCTTCCTGAGCGTTGTCGTACGCGATGGCAGAACCTTCGTTCTTCACCGGTGCGGCAGAGAAGCCAGAGAGCTTGGTTTCTTCTTCAAACGAACGCTCAGAAGTCTCGGTTTCGTAGATTTCTTTGTGTTCTTCGCCGTAACGAGCATACTCAAGACCGAACAAGGCGTTCAGACCGGGGAGCAACTCTTTCAGCAGTTGTGCGCGTGAAATAGCCATGTTTTACTCCTTAGACGCCAACGGGGTTGAGATACTGGTGTCCGCCGGTAACAACGCTGGTAGTGCTGTTGTCAGAGACGACGTACGGTGCGTTCCACTTCACGATAACTTCGCAGAAGTTGCCAGAAGAGTTAGCAGTATCAGGGACCACGTCAATGACGCGGAGGGGGAGGCTAGCAGTGGTGGTAGCACCAGCAGCGCTGTACACACCAATCTTAGAGTCACCGGTAATAGTAGAGCCGGTATTTTGTACCATCTCCACGTTGGTGCCAATGATAGTGCGACCCAAGAAAGCCACGGTCAGGCCGTTGCCGTCTTCGGTTTGACCAGCAACCAAAGCAACTTTGAACAGTTGGTCTGGATCATCAGCCACGTAAGCGGTGATGGATGTGCCAGTCGGCGCGGTGGTGTTAGCAGGGAAATACTGTGCGAACACAGTCTGACCTTGCGCGTTGACATAAGAACAGCCAAGGAAGACACCGCAAGGGGTGGCAGTCGCTTGACCAGTATCTTTTTCGATGGTACCGGTGGAAACCAGCTTAACAACGTCACCGTTGAAGATCGAAGTGTTGTAGCCACTTGCAATGTTCAAGAGACGAGTCGCGCCAGCAAACACCTGACCGCCGATCAGATTGATCGGCTTAAGCCCGTAGGGGGCTGAGACGGTTGGGTATGCCATTTAAGGACTCCAAAGATTTATGAACCAGAACCAAAGGACACCTTGCTGGACTTCTCTGAGAACAGAGGCATCCGGGCGTCGCTTTGACGAAGGAAACTGTTGTCCACCGACTCCACCTGAGCCTTGTTCTGGTTCTCATAGTGCTGAGAACGCTGATCCATGAACTCTTCGGGAATGCGACAGAGCAACAAACCACCTACCTCGATGTTTCCTTTGAAACGACCTTCGGTAGCGGCGTGCAACATGAGTTCGGGATAGTCCTCTGCTTTGCAGGGCTCGTATCCTTCACGCAATTTGGACGAGATATTAGATGGATCAGAGTTACCCAAGATGCTGATTCGCACCCAACGGTGCTTCCAGCCCGCACGTGGATCAGGAGTCGGAAGAACGTCCGGAGCACGCCACGCCGTGGGGCGGTACGTGGTAGTACGATTTTCCAATTCACGAGCCAGTCGGTTCTGACGGCCTTGCGGCTGAGTTTGAGTGTTTTGATCCATGATTAATTCCTATCCAATTTGGCAACCTGTTTAGCGTATTCTTCTAGCGGGACACCGAGGCGACGGGCTATGTTCGCTTCGGATGCCTTCAGTCGAACACGACTTGGCGGGGTGCTACGTGAGGCCGGAGCCACAACAGTAGCGGGTTTTGATGCACGGCGGGGAGGTTCTTCCTCATCTGCCGGTTCAGCTCTTTTTCTTGGAGGCGGCTCGTCATCCTCGTTGCTCTGAGTTTCACCAAAAAACTCAGGAAAACGTTTGCGCATTGTTTTGTCGATTGTACGGAAATACTCTTCCGAACCAACATATTCCGAACCATACTGCTTAGCAAGTTTCTTGTCAAGACCCATTGCGGCAGCGGTCATTTCGTCGTCAACCCCCCACCAGTCAGAGTTCTGCTCGACCCACTGCTGGGTACGGCGGCTCAAGACGGGACGCTGGGTTTGCTGCTGTTGGGGAGCTTGGAACCGCTCCTCATCCACCTCAACCGGCTTCATGGAACCCGCTCTGTCAAGTTTCAGGGTGGCCCGAGCGATTTCTTCCTGCGCTGCGACGATTGCGTCTGGGTCGGCCGATTCGTACGCTTTCTTGTATTTCTCTTTGGCGGCTGAAAGCTCGACCTCAGCGGCAG